GATGTTGTTTCTGCTTTTGTTGTCAACTCAGTAAACTTGTCTTGATATGCTCTATTGAACTCAGGAGAGCCAGGGCGACCAACAGACGATGCAAAAGCCAAAGCATTGCGTTGTTCAGTAGTCATCTTCTCAGCAGTACGCTGTTGAATCAAAGCCAAATCACCAGCGGCTTTACGAGCATAGTTAGCCAATGTGCTTGCCGCTACTGTGTCACCAGCTTGCGCCGCCATCTGTGCGCCACGCATGATGGACTCGGGATCATTCATGTCAATCTGCTTTGCTAAGGCATTGCGTTGGCTAATCAGACGCATCTGAGGGTCTTCAGCGCCCATCAAACCAGCAAACCCACCAGCGGCACGACCAGCACCAGCTTGGATAGCGGCATTTGCATACTGCATAGGGTCAAGTTGTGCCATAGCAATAGCATCTTTCAACCCCTGACGATTTCGCTCTTCCTGATACATCTCAGGACTAACACCAAACAAACTTCCAACAATATCTGTTGCCATGATTATTCCTTAGAAATTAGCGTTTACATCATTCTGACGATCTTCTAACCCATAATTTGGGAGACCGCCACTGAATAATCCCAACAAATCTGGAAGAGCATTACCAGTAAATTGACCCAAGGCATTGCCAAACTGAGTGTTTCCACCAGCACCAACCAATGCCCTCGACAATGGGTTGTATTGCATAGAAGGCAGTCTAGCAGCAGCAGCCGCAGTGGTTCCTCTGATTCCAAGTTCACCAGCCCTTGCGCCAGCAGTAGAACTCAACTTAGCCAAATCTTGACTTATAGACAAAGGTTGCTGACCCAATGCCTCTAGTGATGTACCTACACCAATACCAGTGCTGAATGGCGCATAAGCACCTGTCAAGCCCTGACCATAAGCACCAAGCAAGTTAGCACCCGTACCCATCAAGCCAGCACCAAACTGCACTTGTTGTTGACCAGCTTGCTGTGCGCCAGCAGCCAATTGAGCATCCTGTTGAGCCAAAGCGTTGTAGTAGGCTTCCATCTCAGGAGATGCCGCCCGTAGACCTTGACCACCACCTGGGCGCATACCAGTGCCACCAACAGACAAGCCACCACGACCAGTGTTAAACAGTTGGGTTTGTAGTTGAGCCAATTGACGCTCACGGCTAGGAGCAAGCAAGTTCTGTTGCTTTGCCATGTAATCAGCGGCAACTTGTTCTGGAGACTGAGCCAGATACTGCTGACCCAAGCCAAACAAGCCTTGTGCGCCAGCAGTTAAAGGAGCATAACGACCAGCCGCTTGTTCTGCCTCAGTCAAGCCTTGACCAGTTAAGGCCATAACTCGATCTTGCATTGCCTTGAGTTCTGGGGTTAACTGATAACCAGCACTTGTCAATTGACCAGTTGCAGGATCAACTTGGAATTGGCTTGTGCCAAACCTTGTGGTTGTTCCAATAGGTCTGAACTGTGCGCCAGGAACCGCCCTTCCAGTTGCCTCAGAAATCATCCTAGCTTGCTCTTCAGATGCTTTAGCCGCAGTTTCTCCAGCCAAAATACCACCAACGCCACCAACAGCGCCACCTAAAAGTGATCCTAATGCCTGTTGTTGAGCCGTTCTTTGTGCGGTGGTTAGAGGTCTTGCGCCAGCACCACCAGCAGTGCCACTAAGCAATCTTCGCAGTTGATCTACAGTTAGGTTTCCATACATGGCTGGGTTTTGATTTGTTCCAAGGCCACCAGCACCACCTGTTGGATCATCGTAATACTGTGTATTACCTTGAGCCATGCCTGTTGGATCAGTTGCATAATCAAGTGGAGTTCCTTGAAAATTGTATAGTTGATTGTAATAATCATCCTCTGTTCCATAATATTGACCAGCCCCGCCTGTTGGGTCATCATAGGTTGCCATATTTCCTCCAGTATTTCCAGTAATCGGTGTTTGTGGTGTTGCCGTTGGTATGTCAAATCCAGAATTATCTGGAATGTCTGTTGTTGTATCAAATGCAGTCGTGCTTGGTGGAATTGATGATGTAAGACCGTCAACTTTTATGTTACCAACACCACGAATCAATGCTTGTTCACCAGTTTGACCAGCAAGTAATCCAGCAGTAGTTCCAGCAGCTACTTGTCCAGCAACAGCAGAGCCAGTTCCTTGTGCAACAGTACCACCAGCAAGACCAGCACCAGAACTGATAATCCCAGACTTAATAGCTTCTTCAGGAGGCTTGCCAGCTAAAAGATTGGTTGATGTGCTAGAGACAAAATTGTTTATTGCACCAGGGTCACCAACAAGATAACTTCCAACAGCACCACCAGCAGCGCCAATAACACCAGCTTTCAGCGCTTCTTCTGGAGACTTACCTTGAGCAACTTGTAGGGCGGCATTTGCTATACCAGTTCCGACTGCCGTAGCCACAGCCGCAGATGTAGCCGCCGGAAGCAAACCAGCAGTTATCATCTGTTGACCAATAGCCGAACCAACACCTGGAGCCGCAATGCTCAATGCAATTGCCGCAATCAGTGGTGCATTTTGAGATAGGCTTAAGTCTTTGTCTACTTGAGCTAATTCTTTGCTTACTGTCTTTTCAACGGGTTGGGTTAGATTTGTTACCTCACGACTAATAGCAGTGCTAGGGTCTATGCTTGCAAAAGAATTTGATAATTGATTTACTGCGCCCATTTGAACCTCACAATTGTTTCGTATGTTCTAAACAATCCATCATCAATTTTTTTGGTTTCAAATGAATATGGTTGATGCTCAAATAACTCAATAATTTTTGGATTGTCGTAGTAAGTGACTGCAAAATCATATTGATTATCTTTTAAATCATCAAAATACTTTTGCATATTAACAATTAAATCTTTTGCTCGTTCTCCATTGATGCAATGAAATTCAATGCCATTTTTTTCAATTTTCTTTGTCAAAATTAGTGTGTCACCATGGCGAACAACAAAGTTTCCTGTTTTTGGAGCATTAATTAATCCATCAAAGTAGGCATCAACTGTCATGGCAAAACCACGATAGTTCTTTGCCAAGTCTTCAGAAAGGATTTGTCGAATTTCTTTCATCAAACAGTGCCGTTAGCCACGATGTTGCCCAACACAGTCAGGTTCCCAGAACTGTCAATCTTCATTACATCAGTTCCTGAGTGACGAATAAGTAGATTAGACCCACTCTCAACAAAGCTAAAGTTTGTGAAGGTTCCATCTGCCTTGGTTGAAATGGCAGTGGAAATGTTGGTGAACTCAGTATCAATCTCAGTTCCCTTGACAACCTTGCTTGCATTCCCTGGCGACAAAGCATCTTTAGCCGCAAAGTTGGTGGTTTTGGTGTAATTTGCCATGTTTCTTCCTTAAACCAGTTTGCCGTTCTTGGCTTGAATCTCAATCTTTTGAATGCTCACAGGATACCCATTGATCTGCACTTCATAACCCGTCTGCACAGTCTTGCCAGAACCTGATGTTTGACCAACCAAAGTCTGCAAAGAAATGCCATCTGAGTAGTACGCTACAGGAACACCATTTGCCCCATACTCAGCAGTCCCATATTCAGCAACAGTAGACTGAGGAATTTGCAATGTGGTGGAGTAATACTGACCAGTGAAGTCATATCCCCACTTGATGATGAAGCCTTGGCTTGAACCACCGATCACCACCACAGCAATGCGCTTCAGGATAGATGTGACATTGGGCGCACCCAGGTCAGCATAGGTGGTGAAATACTGCAATCGGTATGTGCTTGCATGGTCAAGGTAAGTGCCATACTTGCCCACATAACCATTCTTGCCAATTAGCAAGTCTCCATTGCGTTTAGCAAGGAAAGCAGTTGGAGTGATGGAATCCCACACAGTTACCCGTGAAGAACCATCTTGCAAAGCCGCCTTGGTGTCAAAGCAGTATGTCTGGGTGGCAGTCGGGAAGTTAATCAGGTAGAAGGCATTTGACTCTGAATAGACTGCCTTGATGTTTGCTAATGTCTCAGCATTCACAATCGTCATCAAGTCATCACGCACATTCTTAGACAAGTCCCGCAAAGGTGCAGACTTCTCTTGAATGGTTCTGAGCAATGAACGCACACCACTGTTTGACAAGAAAACCACATCACTGCCTGTATTGGCAATGGAGTCCCTTGCAATGCAACCAATGTTACTGATCGTGTCACTCAGAGACAGACTTGATGGGGTAGTTGCATTTGCATAAATCAATACTTGACGCTTGCCAAAGATAAACAAGAACCCATTGTGAGCCGCTAATCCTGTAATCTCATCAGACC